AAATAAATTATGTATATATTGTGGACATAGAGGATAGGAGGTTGTATAAATGGTAACACTTACTGAACAAGCCGAAACAATTTTGGAGACACGTTATTACTTAAAAGATGCTACTGGTAAACCACAGGAAAATGCGGAACAAATGTTTCGGCGGGTGGCTAAAGCTATTGCTGCGGTAGAGATAAAATACATGAGCCTTCCTATAGATGTCCAAATGGTAGAAGAAGATTTTTATAATATGTTATCGGGATTATATTTCCTTCCCAATTCTCCTACCCTCATGAATGCTGGTACTCCAGCGGGTACATTATCAGGATGCTTTGTGCTCCCACTAGAAGATAGTATGCAAGGGATTATGAAAACGGCTACGGATGCAGCTATGGTACAAAAATATGGGGGTGGCACAGGGTTTGCTTTGTCCAAGATTCGTCCCAAAGGTGACCCTATTAATACCACTCAGGGAAAAGCGTGTGGCCCTATAGAGGTACTCAAAACTTTATCTAGGGTGTCAAGCATGATAACGCAAGGAGGCAAGCGTGACGGGGCTAACATGGCTGTCATGAGTGTGTATCATCCTGATATCAAAGATTTTATTACATGTAAAGCATATGAAGGAGATATTCATAATTTTAATATTAGTGTCGGGGTAGATTCTAATTTTATGAAAGCTGTAATAAACCATGCTGAGTATCCCTTGGTGCATCCTACGACTGATAGAATTGTAGAATGGGTAAATGCAGCAGAGATTTTTGATATGATTATTGAAGGTGCCTGGAAAAATGGCGAACCAGGACTAGTATTTATTGATTCTATTAATATAGATAATAGGGTTAAGGGTGCGTATGGAGATATGATTGCTACTAACCCTTGTGGAGAACAGCCCCTGTTAGGGAATGAAAGTTGTAATTTGGGGTCTATTAATTTGATTCAGTTCTTAGAGAAATCAAATGATTATGGATGGGAGTCTCAGATTAATTGGGAAAAGTTAGCACAGATAACTAAATTATCTGTGCGGTTCTTAGATAATGTTATTGATGCTAATAGTTATGCTACTTCAGATATAGATGATATGACTAAGGCGACAAGAAAGATTGGCTTAGGTGTTATGGGTTTTGCTGATTTGTTGATTGCTTTACAGATTCCATACAATAGTGATGAAGCTATGCAACTTGGTAAAATCACTATGTCATTTATTAGAAACATGGCTGACAACGCATCCTTAGAATTAGGTATGCGAAGAGGAACTTTTCCTGCTTGGGGAGAGAGTGACTATGGGGGTGATTCCTCCTTTCGTAATGCGTGTCGATTAAGTGTAGCTCCTACGGGAACTATTTCTATGATTGCGGATACGTCTAGTGGTATTGAGCCTACCTTTTCTTTGGTATGGGCAAAGTCTAATATTCTAGAAGGAAAGACTTTGTACTATGTTAATAAGTTTTTTGAGAGTACGGCAAAAGAATATGGTTTTTATTCAGAAGATTTAATGGAACATTTGTCGAGAGGAGGTTCTTTACAAGACCGTGATGATGTACCTGATTGGGCTAAGAAAGTGTATGTGATTGCACCAGATATATCTCCCATGGAACATGTTCGGATGCAAGCAGCTTTCCAAGATTCAGTTGATGCAGGCATTTCTAAGACTATTAACTTCGCTAATGGAGCTACTAGGGAAGATGTGCAGGCTGCTTATATACAGGCATGGGAAATGGGATGTAAAGGTATAACTGTATATCGTAGTGGAAGTAGAGAGAAAGAAGTATTGACTTCTGGACACATGCCTCCCATGCTTGTGGGCTGTGATTGTGAAACACCCTTCGTTGTACAGGAAAGTGGTTGCAATTCCTGTAAGAATTGTGGTTGGAGTGCTTGTGAAATCAGCTAAAGGGCTTGTTATTGGGTTAGGTATTTGTGTTATAATAGTATCAGTCCTAGCCCAAGCTTTAATTATGTCAAATAGTTTAGTAGAAAATAGTGCGTTCAGAGGAATATGTCCTCTGCACTAGAGGAGATAATATGATAGGAAATACATTAAGAGATAGGAATAATCAATACGTAGCCACTAAGGATTCATTAGGAACATGGAGAGTATTAGATACTTGGCATGATGATTTGAGGGCATTAGACCCTGACGGGGAGATTCCTGATGATAGTGAAGCTGTTACAATAATTACTGAAGGAGCTTTCCTTGCTTTAGTTAAAGAAGCTTCTCGTTTAGGGGTACTAGCTAATGCAGCGTTTACTGAACAGACTGATATGGAGAGGGAAATCCTCGATAAAGAGTCAGAAGTTTTGGATTTACGGGAAAAATTAGTAAAATATGAAGAGGACATATTTACTTTAAAACAACAGCCTGACCGTAGTGAAGGCTTTGTACTCAAAGAAATGGCTATGAATACATTGCTTAAACTTACATCTATGTCAGATATACAAACTCTAAGCAAGGATTAAAAATATGAAACTATCTGATTATCTACCTGAAGTACCAGCCATGACTCAACAAATGGCTGAGTTAAATTCACAAATTAACACATTAGAACTTATGAAAGCTTCGGGAGATACTGCCAGTTCTCCCTCGTTTGGTCTAGACCACGTAGTAAATACGTGGGTACGTCACCAGATGGCTTATCGCCAACAGCTTGTGATGGACATACAAACCATCTCGATGTCTGTAGAAGAAGTACGTTCACCTGTAAGTCATATTACGGGTGAAGTATTTCGTCGTGGCATTGAATGGAAAGCTATAGGTCAAGACCCTGACCAAGAACAAAGAGAAAGAGTTACTGGCTTCCTAGATAACTGTAATGTGTTTGGACAGTCTTTAGAAGAAGTATTAAGACAATTCCACTTTGATGTAAATGTCGTAGATGATGGCTTCTTATATTTAGTCAAAGAATTTTATGATGATGGAAAAAGTGTACGTTCTAAGGTTAAAGAGATACGAAGATTAAATCCTGCTTTGGTTGAATACGATTTAGATATGGCAGGCTTGCCTAAGAATGCTCATTTCGTATGCCCATTACATAGAGAAAGTATAGCTGATACTCCAGGGCAATGTAAGGAACCCGATTGTCATATTGAACGATGGCCTGTAATGTATAAATACTATCATCGTAGTCAGCATATTTATCTGTTTGAAACTGAAGTTATTCATCTATCTAAGTTCTTTCCATCAGAGACTTATGGTTGGAGTCCTATTCTAACCATCTTTGAAAAGGTTCTTACTTTGATTGGTATGGATAAAAATCTTTATAGGTACTTCTTTGAACGGAAGATGCCTGGGTCTATGATGATGGTCTTTACTGATGACCCTGAAAGTCTACGTAGAGAACGTGCTAACATAGCTGCTCAGACTCGTATTGACCCCAACTTTGTTCCAATGGTGGCTGTGTCTGCTAAGAACAATAGGGGTAGAGTAGATATGGTACGTCTATTCCATACCTTACAGGAGATGGATTACCTTCCTGTTAGAGCAGAGATACGAGAACGTGTTGCTGCTATGTGGGGTGTAACTCCTGCATGGCAGGGCGCACCTGAAGCTTTCGGTGGCTTGTCTACCCAGACTCAACAGCTAGTAGTTATGAGTCGTGTCGTAGAAGGTGACCAAAGACTATTCCATGAGAAAGTCTTCCCTCAAATTTTGGAAGCTTTCGGTGTGACTGATTGGCGACTAGAACTTCCCCAGCCTGAAGAACGAGCGGAAGCTACCCGTATTCAGTTTGCCCAACAAAAAATTGCTATTGCGAATCAGTATGCTAACATGGGCTTTGAGGTAATTCTTAAAAACCAAGAAGTTCCAATGGAAGAGGCTGAGTTTATCATCTCTGGTGAGATGGTGCCTGCTGCTAGAATGCAGGGTGAACAACAAGCTCTACAGTTGGAGCAACAACAGCAACAATTAGACCAGGTAGCAGAACAAGGAGAACCGCAGGAACAGTTTGGCGCAGGAGGAGAAATGCCTTCTGAAGAAGGTGGAGAAGAGGAAGAACCAGGGGAAGAGGAAATGGAAGCTCTCCAAGCTATGCTTTTAAAAACTATTCCTAAACATAAACGTAAGTTCAAAGGACGTACTGGAGGACGCACTCCAGATTGGCGAGATAAATTACCTCATGAAGAAAGAGATATAGACGAGTATGCTGAAGCTAGAGCTAATAAGAATGTGTTAACATTGATGGGAGATTCTCAAACATGGGTGCAGAGCTTGATACAGAAAGGATTTAATATGCCTTTTATAAAACAAGTATCTCCTGATGGAAAGCAGATGTGGTTTGCTCAAGATAACATAGATTATGTAGCACAGTTAAATGGGACAGGGGTAGTTAATGTTGAAAAGGCTAAACCTGACCCAGGTGTGCATGGCCCCTTTGACCCAGGATATAAAGATTATGCTATGTATAATCCTACTGGTCATCATCGGCAAAATCCTGATAATGAAGAGGAGGAAAACTTTTAATGCCTATTAAAAAGAAAGGTGACAAGTGGTACTGGGGTAGCAAAGGCCCATTCGATTCTCGTAAGAAAGCTGAACAGGTAGCACAGGCTGCTCATTCCTCAGGATATGAACAATACGTAGAACACATGGTAAACAGTCCTGTAGGTGCTTCTGATGAAGGGGTGAAACCTCCATCAGCTGGTGAGATTGCTCGTAATGAACGCCTTCGGAAAGAAGATGGGGGTGGAGAAGGGAGCGATAATAGTGGTGCTGGTACTGTATTTACATCCGCAGATGTGCATACTACTACGTATGGTAGTAATAAAAAACGCAAACATGCTGCTGGCCCTCCTAGGGTAGACAGATTTTTAGATAATGGAACACCACATATATTTTCTAAAGAGCTGACTGAGTTAACTGACTTTGTAGAGAAGTCAGCTTTCCCCTCAGATAATTTTGAATCAGCAAATAGGATGAACAACCCTAAACGATTAGATTGGAAAAAGAAACGAGATGATAGTGAACATTCTATTGCTCATAATAATCTACCAGAAGGGCAGTTCTATAAGGAAGACCCCCCTGCCTATGTAGAACGAACTAAGAATAATCAGGATAAAGAAAAATATGCCTCCTATACTTTAGCCCATCAAGACGATATGGAAAAGAAAATACGGGGGTATGATAAAGAAAGTAAGCGGAAACATGGGGATGCCGATGAACCACCCGCTGCTCAAATGGGAGGAAGTGCAAGTCAAATAGATTATAGTGGTCTTAATAAACAAGAGGGGTATGGCCCCGCTGGTCAAGATGATGAGTTACATAGAACAGGTGTTAAAGACCGTATTCCTAAACGTAGGAATGATGATAATGAAGAAGATGCTGAGTTAGAATATCCTATGTCTAAGGAATATACTCTATTCATTAAAAAATGCGAAGAGGCGATGGAAGACCGTTATTGGAATTCCAATAAATAATATAATGAATTGTCCTAAGTGTAGTGGTACTATGTACCTAAATGAAGATGAAGATTTAAGTTGCCGTATGTGCGGTAAAGTTATAGTGTTAACGATAAGGAGAGATTATGATACCAGAGCAGGCAAAATTAGAGATAATAAGAAAGAGGCAAGAAGGCGAAACATGGACAGCGATAGCGGAATGGATGGAAGAAACAACAGGGATAACCGTACATCGCAGTACCATTCAACGTTGGTACGACAAGGAGGGCGATTACGTAGAGGGAGGCGATAGTCGTTTAGAAAAACAAGTAGATACTTATAAGAATGAAGCAACGCATTATAAGAAACTCTATGAACAAGCAGCAGAGGAAATTAATAATCATGAGTCTTTGATAGAACTTCTCTATGAAGTGACAGAACCTTTCAAAGAACAAGACTTAGTTAAGGTTCCACAGCCTCAAGGGAAGCGAGGTACAGAACCACAGAGTGTAGTGGCCCCTTTAGCGGATACACATATCGGAGACAATGTAGATTACAATCAAATGAGTAGCTTGAATGCTTATACGATTGACATCTTCAATGCTAGATTATATGGATGGGCATCACAGATATTAGACTTAGTAGAGTATCGTAGAAGTTTCGCAGAGATACCTGAACTAGTCATACCCCTATTAGGTGATATGGTTAGTGGTGATATTCATCAGGAATTACGGGAAACTAATCAAGATAATACAATGGGGCAAATGATTCGGGGAGCGAACTTAATTGCTCAAGCATTAATGTTTATGGCTCCACACTTTGAAACAATACGAGTGCCATGTGTTGTAGGTAATCATGGACGAATGACACAGAAGCCTCCTGCTAAAGATAAGTATGTTAACTGGGACTATATGCTGTATCAATGGGTAGCAGCATTTTGTAGAGAACAATCAAATATAGAGTTTGAAATTCCAAAATCATTCTTCCATGTATTCTCTGTTTGTAACAGGAATATTTTAATTATGCATGGTGATTCACTGAAAGGTAAAGCTGCCACAGGAGATGTACTTAGAACTCTTACAAATATGAGAACAGTATTACAATATAGAACAGGACTGGAGGAGGAAGTATCATTCAATCAAGATGAAGATGCAGATTTTAATGATGCTACTTTCTTTGACTCTGCTTTTATGGGTCACTATCATAGAGTAGATGAGTTTGATATAGGTACAGGCGAGGCTCATATATGTGGATGTATGAAAGGTGGCGATGAATATGCTTTAAATCAATTGTCGGTTATTAGTAAACCTAAACAATTAGTTACATATTGGCATCCAAAATATGGGTACATTGGAAAGGAAATAGTATATCTAAATCGTTATGATGGGTCATCAAATAGATTTATAGATTCACTTCCATCCGTATGGATACATAGAAATACATAAATGAAGGTATAATAAATTATGGGAAATCTTACACAAGAAATAGAAAGACAGATTGCTCGACCTACATTGGAGATAGTAGTTAGGGCTTTGGAACAAAGCCTGCAACAGAACACACCTTCTGTATCAGGTAATCTTAAAAGTAGTTTATTTCTACGTAAGACAGGAACCTTAACCTATACTTTATATGGCCCTGACTATGCACAGTTAGTTGACCAAGGGATGCCTGCTCCTGTATCAGATAAATGGACACGTTCTCATAGACAAAGATATAAGGGAACTTTAAGATGGGTCACCCGTACTTATACAAATTATATGCGCCCTCAGAAACTTGCACGTTTAATAGGAACTCCTCAAGGCCCGTGGAGAGTTTTGCAAAACCAAGGGCGTATGGGATATGGGTTTATTGCACAAAGTATGGCAGATGCTTTTAAACAAGTATTCTCTGGGAGCGGTCAGTTAAAAGGAGCATTGCCAGATACGATTGAAGTGACAAGTCTTGCGTAGAATAAGAGGAGTATTATGACTGAAAAATTAAATGTTACAGCAGACCAAGAATATATACTAGCCAGACATTCCCGTATGGTTGGTAAAGTATTAGACCTTATCGAGGCATCTATGCCTGAAGGTACTCAATGTGAGAAGTTTAAGAAGCTTGTACAAGTACCTTTATATGATTTTCGTAATGATATACTCAAGCTAAATGCAGGAAAACCTCTAGATCTTTCTGATTAAATTAGAATTTAATAAGGTTTTTTCTGTATTTGTAGTATAATAACTTAGGCGTTTCTATAATGAAGGTCGGCGGTGGCTTAGACCAACCTTTATTAATATTATGGTGTATGATAAAGGAGGAACCAATATGGCTGACGAGATTTTGGGACGGATTGAGAAACAAATGGAGGGCAGTAATTTAGCCCTCGCTGCCGTCGCTGATGTTCTCCGTAAGATGGATGAACGTTTGTCTAAGGCAGAAGAAGATGAGTATCAAGCTGAGGAACGGAGTGCTGCCGATATTGAAAAAGCAGAATTGGTTAAGTCTATCGCTACGGAAGTTTTTGATATGCTTAAGTCCGATAATGGTCTAGATGTAGACGGGACTAAAGTACGTTCTGGTGCTAAGATAGCAGCAGGAACAGCTGCGGATGATTCTGCCAAACAGGTAGATCCCACCCGTAAGATTGAAGATGTACAAGCGACTATTCAAGCGATGCAAATAGCTAAGGAAGGCGATGAGGATGACGAGGACGAGAAGGAACATCCCGCTGAGGAAGATGAAGAAGTTGAGCAAGGACATGGATATAAGTCTGTAGAGGAATTGACCAAGCAGTTGAATGACCTCCAATTGCAACTACAAAACGTTGAGGGCAACATCCAGAAACAGGTTCAAACTGAATCTGAAGAACGTTTGCGGAAGATGGGTTTCCGTGAAGAGACTGGACTGCAAGCTCCCAAACAGATTCAATATGACCTAGGTACTGACGGTACGACTCCTATTGTTAAACAGCAGACTGAAGGGGATACAGTTGACCAATTGGTTAACCTATCTTACAAAGAATTGCGGGAACTTTCAGCCCGTATTCAGGCTGGTGAAACTGAGGGGATTCCCCGTGAGTTGCTAGGCTAAAATAAGGAGAAAGAATTATGGCTAATCCATCACTTGCAGAATATCTAGCTCAGTCGCAACGTGGAATGTATCAGTCGGTCTTCGGGCCTGACTATTTGCAGAAGGGTGTCTTCACTGTAGACACAGCGACGGGCATTTTTAATACGACCTATGGTCGTAAAGTTTGGCAGGCATTGAACAACCAGACCAGGTTCTTCAATGCAATCCCCAGAGTAGTCTGGGGTAACACGGCTGGTTGGCGTGTCAGGAGTGACAGGGGAACTAATCGTTCCCTGCCTGTGTCTGAGACAGGTGCCCTCCCCGAAGTGGATGTCTCCAATATTGAGACTATATCGAGCTTGCCTCGTATAGTTGCTACGACCTTCGGTGCTTCCGTGAAGTCCGTCTTCACGGCGCAGATGGAAGGTGGTATCGGAGATGTTCTCGCAATGGAGAACGAACATGCTCAACTTGACCATGTAAAAGAAATCAATGAGGAAATGCTTGCGGGGGCTGCTTATATAGTTTCCGCTGGTGCTTCCACTTCGTTCACAGTGCCAGCTGCTATCGCTAAACATTTTAAGATTGGTGATACGGTTGTTCACTATGATATCAGTGCTGACGATTGGGATACTAATACCCGTGTCGTTTCCGCTGTTAACACCACTACTGGTGTAGTTACTGTTTCGGCTGCATTCAATGCTACTCCTGCTGATGGCGATGGTATAGCAATTCATGCCCGTGCTGGTATAACCAGCATTGATGACATTGTTGCTGAAGATGGAATGTCTTTCGGTAACCTAGCTGCTGACCATGCTGACTTCACCGCTAATGGTGGTGTAAGAGCTTACGACCTTACCTTCGGTGGTCGGGTAGCTGGTGGTTGGAATGCTGGTGCTTCCGTTTCTTATAACGGTGGTACAGGCCGTGAACTCTCCCTCACTCTTCTTGATACTGCTATCCAGAAGGTTCGGGAAAATGGTGGTGAGCCAAAGCTCATCCTCATGGGACACGATCAGTATTTCAAACTAGAGCGTTTGTTGAATACCAACCAACGGTATATGGGTCAGGAAGAATATCAGGTAGGCGTAGGCTCTGAGCGTACCTTCCCTGGTACTCGTACTGGATTGATTCTGGCTACCTATCTAGGTATCCCAATCCTGCCTGATGCAGATGTGCCTAAGTCTGTATCGACTGCTGATGCCGTTCTTGGTACTAACATTTATGTGTTGGATACCGATTATATGGAAACAGCTGTTGCTCAACCCACTCAATATATTGAGAATCGGGACTACTTCGCTGCGAACCAGTTGATAGTTCGTGGCCTGTTGTACACGATGGGTGAAATGCGCTGTAAAAATATGTGGGTTCAGGCTAAAATAGCTGACCTGAATTCCTAATTAATTTGAAGGGATGGGAGTCGAAAGGCTCCCATCCCCTCTTCCATTTAAATACGGAGGTCTAACCCTATGGCTACTGTTGATACTCAGGAAGCGTTAGACATTAAGTTAGCCGTATACATGGAAAGGCTGGATAGTTATATTGAAAGCCAAACCAAGTTGAATGAGAAAATGTGTTCTAAGTTGGAATCGTTAGATACTAATTTAGATGAGTTATATGAATGGAAAAGTAAATTAACAGGAATGAAATCAGCCTACCTGGGAGTGGGGTTATTGTTTATACATACCATCGCTATCATGGGAGGTTTGACGGCACTCTTTAAATGGTTTCTTTCAGGAGATAAATAAATATGGCAAATGAACGAGCCAACGAATGGGCATCTTGGGAAGTAGACCCTAGTACTAGAACCAGTGTTCATGCTTTTACAAAGTATGCCCCGATTACCGCTACCCTTTCCACTACTGCTGCCGATGTATTTACTGTAGATAGAGGTATTCCTTCTGTTAATTTAGTGAGGAATCCATCTATTGAATTAAATGCTTTGACAGAGTTTACTGCATCTGGAGCAGCCATTGCTCAAAGTAGTGCTCAAGCTGCTACTGGAACATACTCCCTTTTAGTTAACCCTGCTAACTCTGCTGCTGGTGAAGGGTTTTATTATACTACTCCTAATCTAGTAGGTCATCCTGAAGGGTCTTATTTAGTAGCGAGTGCAGAAGTTAGGGGAGCATCCGCATCGGGAAATGTTAGACTTGTACTACAAGATAGTAGTGGGGTAGAATTAGCTACCAGTGCTACACATAGTTTAACCGCAGGCTTCCTGAAAATATCGGCACAATGTTTGGTAGGCCGACCTCCTGCTACTTATAGAGTAGCGATTCTTTCTGTTGCTCAACACAATATAGATTTTTATGTAGATAAAATGCATGTGGAAGTTAGACAAGATAGTACGATTCCTGATTATGTGGATGGCGCACAAGGTGTCAATTATGAATGGACGGGAACCGCTAATGCTTCTGAGTCTAAACGTCGAGCAGGAATGTCTGTAATGCGGGGGCTACGAATAAAGAATGACCACGGGTCAATTGCTGTATATGTAGCCTTTGACCAGACAGCTTCAGCAACTACTGGTTTCCAGATTGCGGCGGGTGAAGTTTTTGAAACGGTATGGCCTGTCGATTTTAGAACTAGAATATCTGCGGTAGCAGCATCTGGTACACCAGCCATACATGGAGTAGTATGGGGAATACATCAGGGGTAACCCTCCCAGTCTTTGGGATGATTCCAACACCACAATCATGGAAGCCTCAACTAGATAGCTTAGTAGAGTCTTCAGGTATTCTTGCCTTGTTAGAAAAACAGGTGGGAACTACTACTCTCCAAGATATCTCTCATGCCTTGGATGAATATCTGAGATTATTTAAAGCGGGTATTGCATCTAGTGCTGAAGTTCTTACGTTGTCTAGAGCCTTTCCTGATAATGAAGATTTTATGCAGGCTGCTGCTCGTATAGAGAATGACCCTGTAGTAGTAGGTGGCCCTGCATCTGTTGAAATGATTGATAGGGAAGGGCATCTGATTACTACTAATGCTTTAACTAAAGCCTTCGATAAGTACATGAGTAATTTCCGTACAAGAAATGCTATGGTACTTCATTCAGATGTTCAGGTTGGCTGGGCTTTGCCTGCGTATATCTCTAAAGGTGGACAGATATTTAAGTCTGGTGTAGGCGACCAGGGTTTGTTCTTTATTACAGAAGTCCGTGATGATACCCGTATAGCTAAACGAGTCATCGAACAAATCAATGAGGGAAAGCTTAAGAGTTATTCCATTGCAGGGTCTGCGACTAAGGTACAGAACATGCAGAAAGGATTGACTCCCTACATGCAAGTAGATGATTTGGAATTGGCTGAAGTTACTGTCTGTGAAAAAGGAGTAAACCAAGGAGCCAACTTCGATGTACTGAAAGGAATGTTTCTGGAATCTAGTGGCACCTGTATTGATGGTAGTTGTCTCATACAGAAAGAGGGAGAACTAGATATGCAAACAGGTTCCCAAACTGGGAAGCTTGGTAAGGAACAAGTACAGTATAGGGATGCTTCGGAACCAGAAAAGAATGCTGGGATTATGTGTGGTACTTGTAAATATTATAATCCTGGTATGAGTGACTGTGATGTAGTGAATGGAATGATTATGCCAGGTGATTGGTGTTCAGTCTTTGCACCGATAGATGATTCTCCTGTATTAGAAAATGAAAATAATGTCAGAGAGATTATGGTACTGAGTGAAGATGGCACGATAGACTTTTCAAAATCTTTTTCTAACTGGCTAGAGAAAGTATCGTATACTGTAGACTTAGGGGATACTAATATGAATGGCCCATCTGAGCTAGACTTGAAGTTTCCAGGCTGGCGCAGAAATCCTGATGAATATAAAGAGGAAATAGAACGTATGGATATGCATAAAGCTGACGACCATGCTCGTCCCAAAAAACAGAAGAGTACGCCTGACCTGTACAAAGCCTTTGGAATTCATAAAGAGGATAGATATAAAAGACCTGGGGAACCAGACCCTATGGCTGGTGACCATTCTATGGCTACACTAAATAATCAGGGTGGAAGGGAAGTTGAACATCATCAACTCTTAAGGGAATACGGATTCCCTTCAGAGGTTCCACCTGAGGCTGCACGGTATGTCCCTGTATATGAAACAGAGACTAATGATTGGGGATGTCCTATGCATGTTAAGCCCCCTTGGACAGTGAATGAAGGTGGGCAGCATTTAGGTGAGACGCATGTTGAAGATGCTCTCCATTCTCAAGATTTAGCAGGGCGAGTGGCTAAAGAGTTCTTCACATGGATGAAGAAACAAACCTGTACTTGTGGACAAAGCCCCCAAAGCTAATAAATTTTTGGCACGGTTATGTTATAATGGGGGGTAGCTTTTCGGCTACCCCTTTCTTTTGGGTATAATAAGATAAGGAGGTGAGAGTATGACGCAGATAAAACTATGGCCTAAAGACCCTGATTGTACATGTGAAGAATGTACTTGCGACCAATCTTCCTTTGGGGAGAACAGAGAATGTGATTGCATGGCATGTGATTGCATGGCATGTGATTGCGAGAAGTGTCATCCAAACAGATGTTTTTGTAATGACCATGCCCAAGAACTAAAAGGTCTTTGTGAATGTGCCGATGGGTGTGATTGTACTTGTACTTGTTGTGATGACTGTGTAAATAAGAATAAAGGAGGTGAATAGAAATCATGGAGGTTATCGTATCAGCAATAGTATGCATTGGAGTATGCATGGGATTAGTATGTGGATGTAAGATGAAATGTATAACGCTTTCTAAAGGGGGCTTACCGAATATGTCTGAAGCTCAGTGGGCACATTATTTTAATGAGGGTGGGGACATATGAGGAAGAGTTGGGTACGCTGCCCAGGCTGTAATCGAAAACAACATGCTAAGACTGTTAAGGCTGGTACAATGTGTACTCCCTGTGCTAAGCAGGGTAAGACTATTCAGGCAGGAAGATTTAAATAAAGTATAAAATTTTAAAGAAAGGATAGGAGGATATAATGAAACAAACGTTTGAAGATGGTAAATGTGTCTGTGTATATGAAGAAGGTAAGGAAGAATGTGTATGTGTGTGTTGTAAATGTGTGTATCCAGAAGGGGAAGAAAATTGTGTCTGTGTTCCCTGTGAGTCTAACTAAGACCACAAAATAGAAGAGGACTAGGACGTAGATAATGTTCAGACCACAAATGTTTATTGCTATTTTAGCATTGGGGGTGATAGCTATATGGGGATTACGGATAGACCATGTTGAAATTGCATCTATGTGTGCAGGAGGTATAATAGCATTGGGTATGAAACTGTTGGATATTGACCCTAAGTAATAAGGGGGTGATCCTCATCTGCAACTGCGCCGTGACCAAATGACTATCACGGCGTTGTTGTTTTTTGGACGTTTGTGGTATACTAGAAGATGCCCAAAATTTTTGCGGGGGGGCCAAGTGAGAACTGAGAGTTTAAATACATACATAAAGACATTGGCAGAGTCACCAAGGGTGCGAGGTTTCATTACTCAATATGGTAATCAGCAATTCAAATGTCCACCTGTGGTAGTTGTTCCGTCGTGTGGTTCATTAGTGGCTGCATTAACTTACGGTAAGAATCTTATTGAAGTGTCCTCATGGATATTAGTAAATGATTTTGAAACCTATAGAGTCTTACGACATGAGTTTGCTCATGTCATTAAAGCGCATTGTGAGATACCTGGTACACCTCATGGTAAAGAATATATACAAAGTTTAAAAAATGTATCCCCAGATACTTGGCGTAAAGATAGGCACTGGTATCCTAACCTTGATATAGAGGAGGCTAGATTAAAGATGCATCCCAAATCTAAGACAATAATAAATAGAGTGAGGTGATAGATGGTCATAGAAGAAAGTTCAAAATTCTTTAGGTTTATATTAGTGATAGGTTTTATAGCTCTTGTTTGTTCTGCGTAACTTTATAGAGATATATACCAAAAAGAGTATAATATATAGTGATATAAGTAAAGAGATTTTCTTTACGATATTCGTCGCTAAGTAAGGAGGAGATATGGATTCTGATTTATTGCATGATAAAATACTATATCCTGTAGTACGAGTAAGGGCTGGTCAAGCAGGTGGTAGTGGCGTCTTAGTATATAGTGAACCAGACCCTAAGGATGATGGTAAGTTCATTAATATTCTTTTGACATGTCAACATGTTATTGATGGAGCGATTAAGATTAGGGATGAATGGGACGCTATTCTTAAACGTGAGGTTAAACGTGATGTTCTTGATGAAGTTGTTATTGAAGTTTTTGACTACGATGGTAGTAAAGTTGTTTCGGCTAATTCAACTACGGGGCAAATTATAGCATACGATAAGCATCATGATTTAGCAGCAGTTAAACTTAATAGTAATACCAGACCCCTAGCACACGTAGCTTCTGTTATTCCTCAGGATGAAATCCAAGACTTAAAATTGTTTGACCCTGTATGGGTAAGCGGGTGTTCATTGTTACATGACCCCTTCCCTAACCCTGGTACTATTACATATCTTAGAGAAGTAATTGACCAGAAAGCATACCTCATGCAGAATGCTTCTAGTATATTTGGTAACTCTGGTGGAGGATTATTCCACGGTGCCGAAGGACATTTGCTAGGTCTGACCAGTAGGGTAACAGTAACTCAGCTAGGCTTTGGTCTTGATGTACAAACGTGGATGGGGTTCAGCACACACCCCGATAGGTTATATGAATTCTTTGCTCATCAAGAATTACAATTCTTGTATGATAAGAATGATGATTATTATACAGCATTAGGTCGAAGAGAGTCTCGTCGTAAGGATGCTCTGCGTAGCATCATATTAGATTCGCAAGGGGTTATGGAGGATAGCGATGATGGGTAAAGAAGTTTTTAAAATGGTAAGAAAAAGTGATGGTGATTGGTTTCATTCTTATGAGGATGACTCAGACCATCTGCTACAATCGCCATCTTATTATCCTATAGAAAAAGAAGGTCAAGAGTACCGATGTCCACGGGGTCATAACTTTATTACTAAGAGTCCATTAGTTATTGCAGTTGAAGATAATCCTGATTATAATAGTGGCCCCATATGTGGGTACTGCCTAGTTGATTGGCATCGTAATAATGTCAATGCAGAAACTTCCTCATGAGCAAATGGTTAAATAGAGATAGAAAGAGGTCAAAGAAAACAACAGCTCGGCGTATAGATTCTCAATATAGTGAGAAGGGACAAGGTAAAGATTCAGACCAAAAGAAAAGAGATGCTCAGTTCCGTAAGAATTTAACTAAGTTAGCTGATGACCTTACGGATATGTTAAACAATTAAAATGAAAAAATTTATATTTTTTATTTGTCTTGTTGTTGGACATAAATTTTGCACCTTGGTTCTGGTCAGAGACAAGGTTTGTATTGAATGTAGTCGATGCACATCTAGGAGGATATTATCAAATGACAGCTCAACCTCATGACGAGGATTATCCCTCGACAGCAATACCAACTAAGTTCTTATCCCTCACTCGTAATGAAGCATTATATCTAGATGATAGTTTAACTATGATGTTAGATACGACAGAGGGACTAGTAGTGTTTGCTACTATGCGTCCAATGGCATCAACTATTTGTGTGCCTGCGCCAGTAGATTTAATAGAGAAGATTGCTATAGCAGTCTTGTCTACGTTAGATGCTGAGAACGAAGGACGAGGACATGTAATTGAAGTTAATGAGGGTGACCTTTATTGTTTACGAGAACTTGCTCAGAGCTACGTTAAGATAGGTGATGAACAAGTAGGATATAATCTGAAGCGTAAAATCTATAGAGCACTATATGGTACTGAGTATACCTTAGGCCGACAGTTAGAAGATGTGTTAGATGGTTTTACTCCTATGGTTAAAGACCCTCAAACGATAGTGGCTCCCAGCCACGACGACGAATTTTAACGGCGGTTGTGATATAATCGTTTTACGGTTCGACCAAAACCAACCGCTTCAACAGGAGGTGACAGTCATATGAATAGATGTCTAGTTTGTAATAAACTAGCAGCTACCCATGTATCAATCCCTGATACAGTGATACCTTTACTAGGTACTATAGAAAGTAGTCATGGTTGGGTAGCACATTCAGACTGTATGTTTCCGTTTAATATTACATCCCTCTAATGAATTCTTAGAAGGTTTACGTAAAGTAAATGGTTTCATTCTCCACAGTGAGTGCAGAGATGCTAGGGTATCCTGCCCTGACTGTCAACAGCAAATTAGTGATGCACTAGGTATGTCTATAGGTATCTTTAAGATGCTGAAAGCATACATATTAAGAGTCGAACAAGGGTTTGAATATATACATAAGTTTGATTAAGAAGGAGAAAAGATAAGATGGCAGCTAACATATTTGGTGACAGGTTCTTTGGTCGCAGGACTCCTGCATGGCATAGAGTAGGTACTGTTATGGATAAAGATATGACAGCTACTGAAGCTATGCGAATTTCTAAGATTGGTTTCCCAGTTAGAAAACTTCCTGCTTTCATTCAACTAGAAGATGGGCAGTTCATTGAGTCTGGATATTATGGTGTTGTCCGTGAACAGACTGAAGATGACCCACAAGATAGGATACTCTCAATGGTAGGTAAAGAGTGGACTCCTATTCAGGCTTGGGACTTAGCTAAGATGCTTGACCCTAT